TGATCGTAAGCAGCCTCCATGTTTGCCACATTCCTTCGGTAATCTTCTTCCCTCTCTCTCTCGAACCTGCGGTTCCTCTCTTCAGCTTCCTCTACAGCTTGCATTTGCGCTCTTTGGCCTTCGCCAATTGCTATTGGTGCAAGAACTCCGGGCTCTAGAAATTGTTTCCCAAAAGCTCCGGGCTGTTTGAATGGGGCAAGGATCTTATCTCCTGCAGTTTGAGCGCCCCTTAAAGAACTTAATCGTTCTGATAGGTTTGCTACCTTTGCATCTGCTGCACTCTTAACCCCTTCTGCACCAAGCAGCTTTTGCATAGCTGGAGTCATGTGGGCTCCGGTAAGCGCCGGTGTTGTTCCCATTGTTACTGCCATTTTTGTTGGATCTGCGGCCAAAGGGTTTCCTTCCCAGGCCGGTGGTGCCCCCATTTTTATTGCTTTAGCTATTGGATCTGCGGTTTCTGCTGTTGTTAATGCTAAGTTTTTTCCAGCCTCTGAAGCAGCCGTTGACGCATCCCCCATGGCCGCTGCAGTTTCGCCTATCTGAGGATTTAATGCATCTCCAGCAGCGCCTAAAGCATGACCCAAGCCCCAACCAGTAAGGCCAGACATAATGCCTTTTCCAAGATCTCCGGTTACAGCCGTTGTTGCCAGCCCTGAGCCGATAGCTCCAGACAAGGCAGGCATGGCAGCCGCGCTAGTTAACGCAGTACCCAAGACACCTGATCCAAGGGCAGATCCAAGACCTCCAAGTATGGTGCTACCAAACATACTACCAAGCAAAGGTGCTAGAAAAGGCAAGAACGCTTCAGGTTGACCAGTAATAGGGTTGGTTGTCAGTTTCCCTGTAGGAGAAAGGGCAGCAATTCCCTGAACTTCATGGGGATTCATATGGACAAGCATGCTGTCGCCATACCGTCCATGTTGAGCCATGCTATTGGCTATGCCCTGCATAGGGGGATCATTAGAATACATTAACTTGTCTCCACTCCAAATAGATTGAATGATAAGTTTGTAGTGCTTGCATAGACTTTTATAACATCTGTTTGAGCAAAACACATACCTATTACCACCGTAATGGTTTCATTTCCAGAAATTGCCTTATCATAAAACAAATACTGCTTATCATCTGCCGAGGCTCCCGCAACATGAAAGCTCACCCGAAATGTCGCAGCTGAACCATCTCTATTGCATACAACCAAAGAACTAACTGTTGTCTGTGTTAAGTTCGGGGCCGTATAAAGGGTTGTTACTGTTGTCGCTGCCGGAGCTAACTGTCCTAAACTTTTTATAACATCGGTCATGAAGCCCCCATGAGGAGAAACTGAAACCTCCTCACTGCAAGAGAGCCGGTTTTGTCTCCTTGGGTCTTTGCCAGCTCAACATCGTTTTCAAGAGTTTGGAAGGTAAGCTCTATCGTTCTTCTTGTGATTGCCTCGTTCTCAAAGTCATACTCTGGGCGAGATGCCGGTAAAGGGTTGTCTCTTCTGGAAGCCATTACCGCCTCCCGTCCTGACGCATATCAAACCTAAGCCCCCCGAGCCTCCAGCCATAGCCAGTCCCGCTACTCTCTACCCTGACAACAGAGTGCCTTGTTCTATTCCGCACATAAGACTGGGTTGTACTCGGAGTTACTGTTGACGTTGAAAGGACAGCTGCCGTTTCTAAAGGGAAATTGCTGCCTTTAACGATGATGTCAGTTGAGGCATCCGATTGATTCCCGCTAAAAGAAAAATCCGGGATAATCCTCTTCATAAACATAAAGTATTCACCTTCTCCAATCTCAAGGTCGCCAGACTCAATATAGGCGGTCATTGGAGACTCATCCGCGTCATAACCAACTTCCTGCTCATATAAATAATTGTTACCCCCGTCTATAGCAGAACAGGCCAGAGGGTATTGCCGTGTACTTCCACCAACCCAAGCGCCTCTAGTCATCGTTCCTACAGCCCAAAGACCTTCTTCATAGTTATAAGAGACATAATTGGTTACCTCGGTGTCAGCGGAACCTATAGGATAAAACCAAATTACCTCATTGTAATCATTATTCTCAGCAGCAAAAACCTTAAACGACTGGTCTTTGTTTAAGTTGGAAAAAACATAATCCTTTACGGTGCAAGCCAGTGGCTGAACTGCCCCGTTATACATATAAAAATTACCCCTATCCATGAAGTAAACAACGCCTCTGGCATTAACTGCTGCATTAGGCGATATCATTGATATGTCAGTACTTAACCGAGAAAACTGGAAAGTAAATGGAGCGCCAATAAACCTCATGGAATGCAGGCTGGCATCCGTCCAAATAAGAATTTCTTGTCTTGTCTGGATGGCCCCTATGACCTCAGAGCCAGAATTAATACGAACACCGCCAGCAGTATTAATAGCTGTTGGAGTCCAGTCTGCCGCATTTTCCTGATCGGAGAATCTAACGAAAAGCGGGTCTATATCAGAAGAACCAATCGGGTTTGTCCCAAAAGCAATAACATGCTGGTCTGTATCGGAAACCATAACCTGCAATGCAATAGTTGGTGGATTAGATGCAGACCCTAACGATGTTAACGGAATACCTCTTGTCCCGGTTCCGCTTGATTCATCCCAATAATAAACGCCGCCGCCTCTAATATTGAAGATTAAATCTTCACCAAAATTATCTTGGCTATACAGCCTTAATTGCCCAGAAGAAGCCACAGAGCTTGCGCTGCCCCATGTGCTGTCTCCCCACGAACCAGCCCCCCAGCCAGTACCACTGACAAACGTATTAAGCCCCGTGTTTATTTGGTAAACACCCACGGTATTGGAGCCCCCATCCCCGGAATCGCTAGAATTGGCCGTTACCGCGTCGCCATCAGTATCTTTAGCTGTAATGGTATAGGTGTTAACCGTTGGGACAGAGGCTATCTGGTATTCTTGATTTAATACCGTTCCGGTTATAGTGCCGCCAAGAGTCGTTGCGGCAGAAAATGTAACAAAATCATTTACAACGGCTCCATGCGCTGTATCTGTAACTGCTAAGGTAGAAGACCCATTTGTTGCGGCAAAAGTAACATCTCCAGCAGATGTTGTTGACCTGACAGGAGTTACATCATTAAAGGAACTTCCTTCGGCAATATAAAATTTAAGATTAGTTCCTAGCCCTATATATTTTATTGACTCCAGAGATGCCCAATCATAAATAGACCGACAAACGCCTAAAAAATACTCTATTGTATATTTCCGCCAGCCACCTATCTTTTCTGGACGCCCCTTTCTAAACCTTATCTTATCCGAGTCAAACCACCCAGCGTCAGCCGTGTATTCGGTTCCTTCTTTATTAACACCCGGAGCAAATTGAATTTTAGATAATGGCACACTACTGCCAGTTATGTCTGAGGGAGTATTCACGCGGGCCAGCCAACATTGGGACAATCCCTTGAGATTGTGCCTGACGGGGAGAAGGCTGCCCCATCACTGCTTGGCGCATGTTTCCTGACCCAAAAGGACTACTGCCTGCGCCTATCTGTTGGAGAGGAGAACCTCTCCTCTCGTACTTCAAGGGCTGGCTCATCATAGCCTGCGCTGCCGCGAATGCTGGGGAAGCCTGATAAGCAGCTTTTGCCTCTTGCTGTCGAGCGATTTCCTGCGGTGAGCGCCGGTGACCGATCAAGGCCGCTTCTTGCTGTCGAGCGATTTCCTGCGGTGAGAGCTGGTGACCGAGAGACCTCTGATCCTGCCCCCTCAGATCAGCTGGTCGTTCTGCATTAGGTGAGACCGGATATACTGGGGGGCCTATCATTTCGCCGGTGGTATCTATGTTAAAGTAGTAATCATCCTCTGCCCCGTCATTTACCTGCTCATATAAATAATTTTTTAAATTATTTCTTGCGAGTAGCTGCGCGTTGTCAAAACCAGCAGCATCCTCTTTAGTCATAAATTCCCCACCTCGTTGCTTCTGTTGAGCACGTTCCTGCGGTGTCTGAGGATGTATTATATTTGGGTCTCCACCGAAACGATTAGTCAGTGCAGCAGGGATTTGACTGTGAATTCTTGCGCTTTCAGCATCTCGTTCTGCATAGGCTTCTCGTTCTGCATAGGCTTTTTGTCGCGCTATCCTGTCTTCCTTAATAGGATCAGTCCAGTGCATTATATCCATAGTCTGATCGTGTGGAGCGACAGGCTTATCACTAAACCTTGGATCTGGAGCTGGTGAACCGACAATACTCCCTCTTTGTGCAGGAAGTGGAGGCGAATGAATGATTGAGTTAGGCGTTGCCGTTATTGGCAGCCACTGACCACCTCGTACCCCACCGGGAAACTGCCCACCACCGGGGAGCTGACCACCTCCGGGGAGTTGACCTCCGAAAACACCTTTTCCTCCCCCAGATAATCCCCCCCCACCGGGGAGCTGATTTCCGGGGGGCTGACCACCACTGGGGCCACGACCGCCTTTGCCGCCTTTGCCGCCTACGCCGCCTCCGCCATCATAGGGTGGTGGCTGATCAGGCGACCATGTAGTGTATGGTGGCTGATTAAGTGGTGGCTGATCAGGCGACCATGTAGTGTATGGTGGCTGATTAAGTGGTGGCTGATCAGGTGGTGGCTGATTAAGTGGTGGCTGATTAAGTGGTGGCTGATTAAGTGGTGGCTGATCAGGTGGTGGCTGAATAGGTTGATAGCCCTCGTAAGCTTGGTAATGTGGATTATTAAAGTCATACATATTAGATGGACGGCCTCTACCGCCAAACCTATACGACATATCCTGTGTTCTTCCGTAACCGAAAGGGGTATTAGGCTGAGTGTAACTACCTCCAAAGACGGGAGATGGAGATGACATCCACGGGCTTTGTCGCGGAGGGAAAGGAGATGACATCCACGGGCTTTGTCGCGGAGGAGATGGCATCCACGGGCTTTGTCGCGGAGGAGATGGCATCCACGGGGTTTCGGCACGACCACCCTTACCACCACCTCCAAAGACTGGAGGCGGAGATGGCATCCACGGGGTTTCGGCACGACCACCCTTACCACCACCTCCAAAGACTGGAGGCGGAGATGGCATCCACGGGCCTTGAGGTTGTTGTCCTCCTTTTCCACCCATATTTGGCATTCGGGGAGGCATTCTATTATATTGAGGCGTAGATTCGATCCAATTACCATATTGGCCTTGCCCCGGAAATTGTGACATTCTATCTCTCCTGATATTCGCCAGATCTAATCATCTGGCAAACTTCTAAAGCTCTATCTCCAACTTGGGAGGCCCACCTACTGTCGTAAAATTCATCTGCTGCAGATTCATAATCCCCAGTTTCCGTATGTCCTAAAGCCTTAACAAAGCTTCTTAATCTTGTTTGTCCAATATTGAAGGATAAATTGATAAGGGCTTCCTGTCTTACACTATCAAGGCCCCCAAACCAAGTATACTCAGAGGTTAATTCGTCCCGACATCGATCAATGTCATTGTTTAGCAAATAATCTATCTCGTCATCCGACAGCCCAAGACCGACACCTTCTTCTAAACAGCGGCCAACCCCCACGGTAATGTGACCCAAGTGGTCTCTATACGCATACGTCTTTACACCCTCATGACGTTTTAGAAGTTCTCTCAACTGGTGGCGCACCTTTGGATTCCGCATTCCTGTAATAATCTATTTTGAAATACCTTGTGTTTTTTCATAGGTGCGTAACGTCCCCAGACCCAAGAGTCCACCGAGAACCGACAGCAAGGTAGACATGTCGAATTCAGGGAGTTCCGGTACCGTTGTGCCAGAAGCTGTTATGACAAAAATTAATATGGGCTGAAGCACAAAATGATAAGCAAAAGCTACTCCACAGACCCATCCTATGAACGGACGCCAGCTAGACTTAAAAAAACTGGGCGACTGCGCTTCAATCTTATTGACTTCGATCTGGGCAATAGCAATTGCGTGTGCCTGTCTTTCAGCCATAGTCGCAATTTCATGCGCCAACTGGGCCTTTTTATCTTTATCTTCGACTACCTTATCAAGCAGTCCGGTAATCGGGCCAACCAAACTCCCTACGATGTCTCCTATCACGGCCACCTCCCTAACCTGAACCGCTGGGGATATTGAAGCAGCAGGTTAATTTCACTGTCCCCCCTCCCAGAATTTTTCCGGGGGCAAACGCTTCATAATTGCCGACATCACAGTGTTGTTTTCTTGCAGTTGGTCATCGATAGCCGTAAGCCGCGTTTCTAGAACCGCAATAGTAATGGTGTTCTGGCTCACGGTCTGGGCCACTGGCTTTACTGCCACCTCTACCGCGTCTTCTGCGGCACCCTCCGCTACAAACGTAACGTACACCGTGATAATTGCAAAGCACATTGAAGCCACTGCAACTATAGCGGTTATTTTATTCCACAAATTATTGGGAGAATTCATAAAGTTTACCTCGTAACACTACGCAACTCCTCGTTCACCTCTTCGGTATCGGCAATTTCTTTGGTGTTGTCAGCTAATGATATTGTCAGCATGTTCCACCCCTTTAGCAGCTCAGTAAAAGCCTTACGGCTTCCTAGGTTCTTGTCCAAAGCAGCAATGTGATAGACCATAGCCTGTTGCTGCTCGGTTAGATCTTCAAAATAATGTTCTTCGCCATTAATTGTAATGGGGGTCTTTTCATTTTTTCCCATTTTTACTCCTCCTTTTTAATTAATCTATTATGCCGCCCAAGGATAGTCGGCGATAACCTCCATCACACAAGCATCGCTGCACAGACGCCTACGCCGGTGGTCACGACAGTACCAACGACCAGCCACGCCAGCTTTTCCCAACGTGCTGCATGCGCGTCTGCAACTAAACGAAGATTCTTCAGCTCATTGAGAGTCTCGCCCCAGCGCTCGCCGCACTCAGCCTCATGCTTCGCGATTTGCTCTAAAGCTCTAATTGCCATGTTGCGTTCTTCGTTTGTCACTTTTTGCCACCTATTGATATTGCACGCTTAAGCGCTACCCCGTTTCGCGCAAATCCTCGGCTTCGACTTCGTCGTCGTCTTCGTCATCAGCAGTCGCACCTTCCTGCGGGTGGCTGTAGTTCTTGGTGCAGGTGCGAATCATGTCGAAAATTTCAAAAGTGTTGCCGGTGAACTTCGCGTTCTTCAAGCGTGTTGCGACGAGTTTAAACTCAGCGTTTTCGAGTTCGATGATACCGTGACCAACGTCGGGCATTTCAAAGTTCTTGAACTTACCGTACACGGGCATGACTTCCATCATCTCCTTGTACTGCGCGCCTTTATCGGGTACCGCTGGCACCTGAAGTAACCGCATAATTTCGTCGCGGTAGTCGAGAGTGATTGTTTCACCCTCTGGCCTCAAGTGATCGACGGGCATCTGAACTGACTTTAAAAGCATCTTTTTCATAACTTACCTACTGTTCTGTGAGTGGGGGTACTTATCGTACGCTCATAATCTACTCGTCTTCGTCGTCGTCTACGATGAAGCCGTCTACTTCGTAGTCATTGACAGGATGCGCTGCTGCTTTTCCCTCAGCGACAGCCTGTGCGTCGGCCTTGTCCTTGATCTGCTTCTGGATCGTCAGGAACGCATTAGCGCAGCCTTCAGTACCCAGTCGCCCTTCAAGTGCAGACTGAACGAACCCAGCGAGGTCTTCGACGGTGGGGCTGTGTTTAAACCCTTCGGCGTGCACGTCAATGTGCGCCTCGTCCAGATCGTCATGCTCTACGTCAGGAAACAACCGCTCGGCACCGTCGAAATGACCGTCGTCGGTGGTGATCCTGTAACTGACTTCGTCCACTACCTCACACCCGCCAACAGGGCAAGTTCTTGCTGATCTAATACCTATTGTTACTGGCATGTTTAAACCCCCTATGAGTTAAGTGCTCGTGATATTTCCAGCCACGTACTAGTGCCCCCGGAAAAAATAAAAGTTGCTGTATGTCTTACGTTTGAGAACGCTATTGAAGCGCCGCCTGCTAAGTCGATGTTGCCTGCGTTATCAATAGTCAATGTGTACCCGCTACTCGCAGCCCTTAGAACTAGAACCATACCGTCTTCACCGCCGTTGATAGTGGACAGCGTATCAGTAGTTGCCCCCTCACCACCTACAGCGTGAAAGGCTGACGTTACAGTGATAGCCGCAGTTGCCACAGTGATGGTGCCGCCCGTGCCAAACACGACGGGGCAGTCAAACAGTACACCCCCTGACCCATCACCCGTGATGGTCAGCGCTCTACCTGTTGAATCTTGCTGGACGGCGAGAGCCGTAGTGCCTGTCGCCAGCGTATTATCGTTCACAATACTAACAAGATCCCTCGTCGATGTGCTGGAACTATTGCTGTCAGCTCGGATCAGTTGCCCAGTGGTCAGGCTGTCGGCGCTGGACAGATCAATCACATCTCCTGTCGTAGTTGCGGGCGTACCAACGAAAATGATGTTGCCGGTGGTGTTCTCGGAGGCGATTGCGATAACGTCCCCGCCCCCGGTGCCGTTATGGTCGATCACGATAGATCTATGATTCGCGTCCTGCTGAAGATGAAGTACTGTCGTTGCTGTCGCGGAAGCATGGTCGTTGATAATCTCAACTAATTTCCTTACCGACGAGCTGGAACTGTTGCTGTCAGCTCGAATTAGCCGTCCGGTGGTCAGGCTGTCGGCACCGGACAGATCAATCACATCTCCTGTCGTAGTCGCGGGTGTGTCGATAAAAATGACGTTGCCGGTGGTGTTCTCGGAGTCGATTGCAATAACATCCCCTCCCCCGGTGCCGTTGTGGTCGATCACGATAGATCTCTGATCCGCGTCCTGCTGGATATGAAGTACGGTCGTTGCTGTTGCCGAGGCATGGTCGTTGATAATCTCAACCAATTTCCTTACCGACGCGCTGGAACTGTTGCTGGTTATCGACAGCGCCGATCCTGTGGTCAGCGCATCAGGCGTCATGGCAATTACGTCACCTGTCGTTTGCGTAGGCGTAAGCACGGATACAGCCGCTACCGTAGTGGCTTCCGTATCAATGCTCAGCGCAATACCGTTACCGTCTTGGTTCAGCACCAACGTGCCGCCCGTACCGTCGTGGCGTATATTTAGTGCGTCCGCCGCAGAACTGGCGTGATCTTGGGTAAGCTGCACCAACGCGCCTGATGCGTGGTTGCCACCGTTGTCGAAATCAACCACATTACCTGACGTATTAACCGCGTCTACATCTAACACCTGCGCGGTGGTCGCCTCGCTGTCTATGTGTATCGACCGCGCATCGGAATCTTGATCCACGGCAAGAAGTCCCGTCACCGTAGTCGCACCTGACGCTAACGTACCCGTCGTGGTTAGGTTTTCGTTACCGAAGCTGATCGCGCCTGACGAGTCCGTTATGCTGCCGCCAGCGATAGTCATCGTGCCAGCGGTTGCGGTATCAGTCCACACCTTCAACCAGCGCACGCCGGTCGAGCCGAGACTGTCGGTGCTGTCAGTATCCGACACGACGTTGCCACCTACTGTCACGGCCCCCGTCAGCGTGGACGCACCATCGACAGTAAGCCCAGCAGCCCCGACTAATTTTAAATCATCAGCAGATTCATCCCAGAGCATATACGCGCCTGAAGTGGCTCCGAAGAATTTAACGTCATAGCCTGTGCCATCCACGCCGACTGTAATAGTTCCATCTGCTTGAGTGGCTCCATCAATATCAACTGCATCTAAGTTTGTCGTACCGTCTACGTCGATGTCACCAGCAACAGTAAGCCCAGCAGCCCCGACTAGCTTCAGGTCATCGGCTGATTCATCCCAGAGCATATAGGCTCCAGAAGTGGCTCCGAAGAATTTAACGTCATAACCAGTATCATTAACGCCAACAGTGAGCGTTCCTTGCTGAACAACCCCATCTGCTGATTCATCCCACAACCAATATTTACCAGAGGTGGCTCCGAAGAATTTAACGTCCTGTCCGGTATCGTCTATACCAACGGTGAGCGTTCCACCTAACTCAAGATCTTCCAGACACTCATAAACAACAGCCCCCGATCCTAGACCGTCTGTCGTAACGATTTTTGCTTGCCCTGCCGCGATGATGACATTCGCTCCTGATCCTTGCGAAAAGGTCAGCGCGTAACCTGTTGTGTTTCTGATAATCCATGTGTGGGACAGTGTGTTAGGGGCAAGCGTGACCGTGCAAGCCTGTCCACCACCCGTAAGTCGTAAGAACGTACAACGGAAACCGTCTGTCGCTCCATCAGCCATCGTGATCGTATGGGTGGAAGCATCTGCCACGGCCTCTGTGCCATAGCCTAAAGCCTCGCTAATCAATTCAAGGTTGGTGTTGGTGGAAGTTCCCCAAGTTCCCGATTCATCTCCGGTAGCGATCTCTTTTAATCGCAGGTCATTTACATAAGTTGCCATTTAAGCTACCTCTTTCCAATTAGGCGTTTGATCTTTGTTAACATCTTCCCACTCGGGTGTTTGAGTAGTTGAAACATTGCCCCAACTTGCTGTTTGACTTGTACTAATAGTCTCCCAGCTCGGAGTTTGAGTGCTACTAATATTGCTCCAGTTTGCCGTTTGAGCCGTGACAACGTCAGCCCATATGTTGACAGAGCCTGTCGCAATCGATAAAGCAGTTCCAGTAACTTCAACATCAGCATCAGCAGCAACGCTGACAGACCCCTCAGAAACTGTTGCACTAGACCCAGTGAGCGAGACAACCACTGTCCCAGTAACTGTAACCGATCCAGCACTCGATGTAGCACTGATCCCAGTAGGCGTAACAACCGCTGCCGCCGCAATGGTGACAGACCCCGTCGAAGCTGTCGCAGAAACACCTGTAACTGCAACATTCGCATCTGCCGAAATTGTGACCGAGCCAGCTGAAGCAGTTGCTTCTGGAACGACAACATCTCTGCCCCAAGTGCCGTCACCCCAGCCTTGAGTGGAGCTGCCCCATCCTTGGAATGCAACAATTGTATCAGCCACATGTTGGCCCTACGCAATCCTGATTATCGCGTTACTAGCATCCGCAGTTGGAAACTGAATAGTAAAATCTCCACTTGTGGATGTTTTGTCAGCGCCAAAATCAAGCACTTGGACAGCTC